TACTGGCCGCTGCGACCCGACCGCGTGTGGATCATCCCTGACGAAAAGGACTACACCCAGGCGTACGAGTACCGCATCGGGGAGCGGGTGTTCACCCTGGATCCGGATGATGTCATCCACTTCAAGAACCCCAACCCGCTGAACGACTACTACGGCCTGTCGCCGCTGGCGGTGCTGGCCGAGCGCATCGACATCGACGTGTGGTGCCGCGAGTTCACCACGGCGTTCTTCAGGAACGCGGGCGTGCCGAGCGGGTTGCTCAACATCATGCGCTCGGTCGAACCCAACGAGCGCGAGATCATCCGCCAGCGCTTCCGCCAGCAGTACGGCGGGCCAGACGGGTGGGGCAACGTCTTGGTCATCGACAACGGGCAGGCGACCTACACCAAGATGGGCATGGACCCGGTGGGCCTGGGCCTGGACGACATCAACCGCGTCACCGAGTCCAAGATCTGCGCGGTACTGGACGTGCCGCCGTCGATCATCTGGACGGTCCTCGGCCACCAGTCCTCGTCGGGCCTGAACAACTCGAACAAGGAGTCGGACCGAGCGCAGTGGTGGACTGGCTCGCTGGCTCCGATGTACGAGGATCTGGCGCAGCAGTTCTCGCTGCAGATCAAGCCCGACTTCCCCGAGGTTGACCACTTCGACTTCGACCTCAGCCAGGTGCCGGGCTACACCGAGGACGTGGACAAGGTGCACGCCCGCGTGCGTGCCGACTTCACGGCGGGCCTGATCCCGTGGCACGTCGCGGCGCAGACGCTCGGCTACCCGACCGACCAGCCAGGGTGGGTGCTGCTGCCAGCCAACATGATCCCGACGCCCTCCGACGAACTGGCGAACTACCACAAGGGGGACAAGCCGCCAGGACAGCCTGACCAGCCGCCCGGCCTGCCGCCAGGTGGCGGCGGCGCGTTCGGCGGACGACCTGGCGGCGGCGGCGCACCACCATCCATCCCTGGCGTACCGCCACCGGGTGGCGCACAGGAGTCAGGCTCAGCCGGCCCAGGAGGGAAGATGATCGAGACGAAGATGACCAGCGACGGGCGGTTCGAGATCATCCCCGACTGCCCCGAAGACGACATGGGCCACTACCGCTCGGTGGAACTCGGCGTGTGCGCCTGGTGCGGCCAAGACCCGTACATGCTCAAGACCGACGCGACCAGCGGCTACGACTACTCCTCGACGCAACTCAACCTGCCAGAGATCCTGGGCAACGAACTGGTCGAGTGGGCTGAGGACCACATCGACCCCGACGACCTGGGCAGCGGCGGCATCGAGATGGAGCCGCACGTCACCGTCAAGTACGGGCTGATGCCCAACGTCGGCGCGAGCGACGTGGCGCGCGTGGTCAAGGACCAGACGCCGGTCGCCATGACGTTTGGGCCGAACTACGTCTTCGCCGGCCAGGACCAGGGCGGCGGCGTGCCGCTGTACGTGAGCGTCACCAGCGACGACGCGGGCCATCTCAACGGCATCATCAAGCGCTCGCTCGCCAACGTCGAGACGCACACCAACTACACGCCGCACGTGACCATCGCCTACATCAAGCATTCGGCCGTCTCGAAGTACGTCGGCCAGAGGTCGCCGCTGTATGGCATGCACATCACCCTGGGGGATCTGACCTACTCGGGCACCGATGGTCGCCAGGTCGCCATCCCGCTGAATGCCACCAAGATCCTGACCGAGGGCATCGACACCTACGGCGGCATCATGGTCCCGCCAGGTGGCCCGCGCCAGCCGCCCAAGAAGAAGAAGACCGCCGAGGTGGTGGAACTACTCAACCACTGGCGCGACACCTTCGCGGCCGGCGGCGGCGACTTCGATGCGGCGATGAAAGCCCTGGACGACCACCTCGAAGTGACGGCGTGGCTGTACAAGCACGCCACGGGCGAGTGGCCGACCAAGGTCGCGGACGACGGCGAGCGGCTGAGCTACAAGGCGGGCAATCTGGAGGCACTGCTCGACTACTGGAAGGACCGCTTCGACGGCGGGCACCCGGGCGACTTCGATGACTGTGTGGACACGCTCACCGACAAGGTGGACAACCCCCAGGCGCTGTGCGCGTGGCTGCACCACGAGGCGACCGGCTACTGGCCTGGGCACGCGCCGTCCGAGGAGAGCGACAAGAACGGCAAGCTCAACCTGAACGGGTGGGAGCACACCATCGTGGACTCCCGCGACGAGTTGACCAAGGCCGTCACCGAGCAGATCCGCGACATGGAGCGCTCGCTGCTCGGTGCGGGCCAGCCGGTACAGGTGTTCCGCCCCAAGACGCAGACCTGGCTGAACATCCTCGATCTGCCCGAAACCAAGGATCAGGACTTCGAGGACAAGCACCCGCGCGACAACTCGGGGCGCTTCGCCGCTGGCGTCGGCGGCGGCGAGAACGTCGAGTCGGGCGACTCCTCGTCGCTGATTACCAAGGACAACCCGCACGGCTTCCTGCGCGACAAGGGTGACACTCAGAAGCTGTACATGCCCGAGGGCGGCAAGAAGGGCGACTACGTGCAGGCGCGCCTGGACAAGGTACACGAGCCGGCCATCGACCGCGCCCAACACGGCATCTACGAGAACCACGAACAAGGTGTGGCTGGCGGCGGCTACGTGCCACCCGCCGAGGGGGGACCGACCGTCAGCGTCCTGGGCGGTGGCGGCGCGTCGGGCAAGAGCACGGCGCTGCAGCGCAGCCCCGAGCAGTTCGCCGTGCCCGATAAGGACCACGCGGTGTGGAGCAACGCCGACTGGAACAAGACCGAGGACATCCCCGAGACGCAGGCCATGCGCGATGCTGGCTCGGTCAAGTGGGCGATGAAGGTCCACGAGGAGTCCTCAGACATCGCGGGCAAGGTGGTCAAGACGGCGTTGCAGAACGGCCGCAACGCCGTCGTGGATGCCGTCATGAATAGCTCCATGACCAAGCTGCAGACCAAGATCCAGGGCTACCGCGACGACGGAGCCAGGGAGGTCAACGCCAACTACCTGACGGTGCCGATCCCCCAGGCCATCGCTGCCGCGAAGGGGCGTACCGACCGTCCCGTGGACGAGGCGATCATCGAGGCGGCGCACACCAGCGTCAACTCGATGCTGCCGCGCATCCTGAACGGCGAGGCCGGCTACGACAGCGTGAAGATTTGGGACAACACCTGGGCACCCAAGGGTTCGCCACAGCGAGCCGCGAAGCTCATCGCGGAACGCACCAAGCAGGGTCAGGTCATCATCCACGACAGGACAGCATGGGAGAACGCGCAGAAGCGCTCCGACCGCCAGTACACGGGCTAAACCCTTTGAACGTGTGCGAAAGTTTGCTATTATGTCAGTGGAGGGATCAGAAGGAAAGGAGATCAGGACCGATGCCTGCCGACAATGGTGTGCCAGACATGAGTGAGTTCGCCTCGATGGGGAACTGCATTGCTGACGGCAAGACCTTTGAGGACTGCATGAAGGAAGATGGGATACCCGACACGCCCCTGTTCAGGGAGTATTGGGATCGCCTGAAGCAAGGCTTAGAGAAGACGATGGCCGAAGGCAAAGCACCCCATTTTGACTTCGATTAGAAGCCCAAGTGCTTGAGTGGGACGCGCTTCAGGCCAAGCTCCGTGAGATCGAGGTCAGCCTCGACGTAGCCCACGGTCGTGTCGTGGTTGCTCCGCGTGATGTGCGCGCGGCGTTGCTCGACATGGAACGCGCCCTGCTCCTGCACGAACTCAAAGAGTGGGATGAGTCGCTCCACCCCAGGGGTGAGGGCGGCAGATTCGTATCTGGTGGCGGCGGTGGCGTCAGCACGCCGGTCACCCACCTCTCGACGTGGAAGTCCTCGCGGACCGGCCTGGACACGGCGCACCTGACGGGTGTCCGCGCCAGGGCTGTTGATCCGCCGCATCTGCCCGCCAAGCTCGCGGAGCAGCGCATGCTCGATCTGTACGACCGAGCCATCGAGCAGGGCCACGCCGAAGACGCCAACTGGTACGTCGATAAGCACAACGAGATCGGCCAGTGGGCCGACCAACTCGGGGTGGACCGCCAGCGCTTCACGGATGCGGTCGCGGCGACCAGCCCGCTGACCAACTGGAACCTCAAGAACGGGCGACTGCCCAACCTCGAAGCTGCGCGCGCGATGGTGCAGGTAGACCGCGCGCACCCGGGCATGACGCCTGAGCAGATCCGCGAGATCACGCCGCACTCCAAGCCGTACCCGTTCATCGGCAACAACGCCGAGAACGCCATCCGAGCGCTGCGCGGCGAAGACCCGGACGAGGTGTTCAACGCCAACAAGATCCGATCCTTCAACAACAACCTGAGCCACCCCGAGTCGGCCTTCGACGTGACCGTCGATACGCACATGGGGCGCGCCATGCTGAACCTGCACGAGGACACCGAAGCCAACCTCAAGGCCGTCAACACGCTGATCCAGGGCCGCAAGATCGGGCGCGGCCCGAGCGCGACGACAGTCGGCGGCTACGGATGGGCGGCGGACCGCGTGCGCAGCGCAGCGTCGGCGCGCAACATGAACCCTGCGGCGTTCCAGGCCGTGGTGTGGGAGCAGTGGCGGCGCGAGGGCGGCGCACTCACCAACCGCTCGCCCGAGGCCATCGCCGCACGGATGATGAAGATGACCGACGAGCCGCCGGACGACATGACCGAGGAGCAGGCGTGGGAGATCTGGCAGGACATCATCGAGTGGGCCGAGCAGGGCGCACCCGAAGACTGGAAGCCCGGCGACCAGGCCAAGACCGTCGAGGAGAAGTTCAACCCGTACCACGACGCTGACACGGGTCGCTTCACCGACGAGGGCGGCGCGGGGTTCGTCAGTTCCTGGGGCAAGCCCAAGGAGGGCGCGGCGAAGCCCGTGGTCGGGCCGACCGGCGGCGTCCGTGCCGACACCAGCCCCGAGCGGATGCGCGCGAGGCGCGAGGCGATGATCGCGGAAGCCGACCGACGCACGGCGTCACTCAAGGCACGCATGACCGAGGCGCAGCGGCAATACGATCAGGTGGGCGAGGACTACCAGCACGCCGCGCAGAACTGGAGCGACATGCGCGACATGGTGGGGTCGCTGCCGAAAAGCATCGAGGACGCCAAGCGGCTCGGGGCCTCGCCCGAGGTCATCAAGCAGCTAGAGGACGATCAGGTCACGTACGGCAAGGAGTACGAAGACGCCAAGACCGAACTCGACCGCCAGATGCACAACATGGATGTGACCCAAAACAACTTTTGGGCGACCAAGCACGAGGTGGACGCCGCGCGCGACAACCTGACGGCCGAGCTTCGGGCCAAGTACGTCAACTCCCCGACCGGCCCAGGCAACCTGGCGATAACCGGTTATCGCGGCGACCTGACGCCGATCTCAGCCACCGAGGTGCCCAAGAACTGGACCCAGGGCGTGCAGCGCATCAACGAGATGACCGGCCAGGTGACCCAGGGATTCCTTCAGCCGCGCATCAAGTTCATGGCACCCGACGACCAGTGGTTCGACAGCGGGCGCAGCTACCACAGCAGCGGCACGGGCATGGTCACCATGCACCCGCGCGACAACTCCGACAGCACGGTGGTCCACGAGATGGGCCACTGGCTCGAAGACAACATCCCGGGCATGGGGCCGCGCATCCAGGCGCACATCGAGAGCCGCACCCAGGGCGAGCCAACCGTGTCGTTACGCTCGGTGACTGGCAGCAACTACAACGACAACGAGGTGACGCACCGCGACCAGTTCGCGGACCCGTACATGGGCAAGGACTACGGTCCCAACGCGCCGACCAGCCACGAGTTCCTGTCGATGGCGCTGCAACTCATGCACGACGACCCGGTGAAGTTCGCCCGCGACGACCCGCAGAGCTTCGACTTCACCCAACAGCTACTGGCCGAGGCGCGCGAGGGTGGTCGCCAGATCTTCCCGACGCCGCTGTCGGAGATGACATGAGCGCCCGCGTCGAGCTAGGCGGCGAGCGCTACATCGTGGACGCCGGGCACGTCCACGCCGAGAAGGATGAAGTCCTGCACGCCGCGCGCGCCAAGTACCTCGAAGGCACCGCTCAAGCCTGGGTAGATGAAGCTCGGCGCGACGGGCTGATCCCGCACTACGACCCGGATCCCGACTGCACGATGGCGAAGGTGATCGCGAACCACATCAAAGGGCGGTACTCGTGTGCCCCTGCGCCACCCGCTGAGCCTGGACAACGACACTAGCCGCCGTCGTGCTGACCGGGTTGCGCAGCACGACACCATCGGTCAGCTTGGCCTCGTACACGCCGTCGAGCCACCAGAGCTTGCGAGTGAACTGGTACACCCACGTGCCGTTGCTGGCGCTGATCGAGAACTTTCCGTGCACGCCGTCCGCGTCGTCCGAGAAGTTCCAGATGCGCAGCCACGGTTGTGGACACTCGAACAGTTCGACGGCGATCTGCTCGACCGGCAGGGCTTCTTCGACGGTGATGTAGTCCGCCTGGAAGTGCTCGTCATGGTGCTTGTGGATAATCATCCGTCCTGATGGTAGCCCTGACCGAGCGCCACAAGACCGGCATCACCCAACGCTTCAAGTACGTCCAGGCACGCCGCTACACCATGCTCACGGTGCGGCTGCGGCTGTTCTTCCACCAGCAGTCCGACCGCGTGGTCGCGCGCTACCTGGGGACCAAGAGCGCCACGCTGCCGTACCCGGTGTGGATGGGCGGGCTGTGGGGCTACGGCGAACTCAAGGAGCAGGCCGACCCGCTGATGCCCAACGAGGAGGACCGTCGCCTGCAGATCGTGCTCAACCCGGATCTGCGCGACCAGTACCTCCAGGCGGCGGACATCGCCAGCGAACTGATCGGCTCCGAGGCCCCCGATCCCGACGACCCGCGCGTGCGCGACTACCTGTCGATTGCCGGCGACCGCGTGACACAGATCAACGACGTGACGCGCAACTCCATTCAGGACGCGCTGGTCCTGGGCGGCGCGCGCGGCTACAACCAGCACCAGATCGCGCACGGCGTACCCGAGGACGGCTACGTCGGCCTGGACGACATCGTGGACCAGACCTACGCCAATCGCTCGGCGGCAATCGCTCGCACCGAGCTTGCGTTTGCGTCCGCGCGGGCCACGCTCGACACCTATGATGAGTCAGCAGTGGATCTGGTGGAGGTGCGCGACGGCGAGGGCTGCGGGTGGGTCGAGCACGACGATCCCGACTACCCGGACGGCGTGGATCAACTGACGTTCCCTATAGCGGACGCACTGGAGCACCCCATCGCGCATCCGAACTGCGTACGGGTATTCCTGCCGGTGTTCGAGTAGTAGGCTGTGGACAGCCCGGGATGACAACAACAGAAACAACGTTGCGCCGCGACGTGGATTCGACGCAGCTTCGCCCGCCGCTGAAAGCGATCCGCTGCAGCCAGATCAATCCGAAAACGCAGCGGCTCTGCAACAAGATGTTGTTTCGCCTGAACGGGACCGCCCAGGTCACGTGTCCGCGCTGCGGAAGTACGGCCTATTACAGTAGCGGCCAGCCTTGACATGAGCCAAGAGGCAGTCGCACACTCGCAGCTAATTCGCACGTCGCGATAGTTCGAGGGTCTGCGAACCCCTAGTCAGCCTAGAGCGCCGGCGAGCGCCAGGGGGCTTCGGGGTGGCGCTTGCCCGACCGCGACGATCAATCCAAACTCCTGACCTCCCTAGAGGTCAAGGCGGTCGATCCCGAGCAGCGGACAATCGAGGGCTACGCCGCCACGTTTGGAAACCTCGATCTGAACGGCGACGTGATCGACAAGAAGGCGTTCGTCAAGACGCTTTCCGAGAAGACCCCATCCGACATCGCCGTCTTCGTCGGCCACAACTCCTCGATGCTGCCTGTCGGCATCCCGGTCGAGATGCGCACGGACGACCGTGGCCTGTGGACCAAGACGCGCATTTTCAAGACCCAGGCAGGCGACGACCTCCTTCAGACGGCTAGGGAGTTGCAGGCGGCAGGCCAGCCACTGGGAATGTCCATCGGGTTCCAGACGCGCGACTCGAAGTGGCAGACCAAGGACGGCAAGACGTACCGGCTGCTCACCGACGCGGACCTG